AACGTATGATACAGGAAATGGTACAGCAGAAATTCGTGGTGCTTTAACTTTGTACTTGGATTTTATTAATATTTTTCTTAGTCTCTTACAACTTTTTGGAGATCGTAAGTAAATACATAATGGGTGCAGAGCAATTATATTTGATTATTGGATTTCTGTTAGGTGTGTTGTTAATGGGAGCCATTGTGCTGGCACTTTTATTAGTATATTACGAATGGATTACGAAAAAAGAACAAGATTAATATGATAATTTGTGTTTGCAGAAACATACGAGAATCAGATTATAATACAAAAGAAGAATTAATTGAACGCATTATGAAACTGGATCATGACTGCGGACAATGCCAACAATACTGTCAGCAGTTTCAAGATCAGGAGGATGTATGTATCAAGTAGGTGAAGCAATTTATTGGAGTTTGGTAGCCATTTTTGTTGTAGCATTTGTATTGGTTATCTAAAGAATTGTTGTATGAAGTAGAATGAAAGGTGTTTTGGACGCGGGTTCGACTCCCGCCTGGTCCACCATAAGGAAGTTTGATGCGTATTACTGAGATTGCTGGTTCAAAACTAAGTTTCAATACAACAAAAGGTAGTAATACCATTGGTGTTGAAATGAACGTTGACGGGCAATATGCAGGAACGTTTCAATACCATGCAGATAGTGGAAGAAGTTTAGTAGAGTTAGATCCTGCTTTTCAAGGCAAAGGATTGGGGAAAATTCTAATACTACACGGAATCTATACTGCTATCGTGTCAGGATTAGACTATATAGAAGATGAGTCACGCACCCAAGCATTTGACAATGCTATGGATAGTTTGGCAGATTCAGGATACATAGTCAACGATGATGAGTATTGGTATGTTACTGGTGAAGGTGAGCAGTATCTTAAACAAGTTTCTTTATGATGGGCCTGCATAGTTTCGACAGGGTCACAAGTATTGAAATGGACAGTCCGGCAATGTAGAAGCCGTCAGGATTGGAGGCATGATCTGAGGCAAGCTAGTCTTGACAGTAGGATTTTCCGGTCGAAGAAGCAAAACAAAGTAAACGCAAACGACTCACAGTTCGCATTGGCCGCGTGAAAACACAGCCTAGGGTAAGAAATACCTCGTAACAGAAACTCAAGAAAGGCTCTTAGGAGCCTTTTCTTCCATCTATTATCCCAATAGACTTACTTTTTGCACATACACACTGTATACTTTACTCTATGAACTAAATTACTTGATGGTTTTTCATCAAGTAAATACTATTCTAGCCTGTTGAAAGACAGGCTTTTTATTAAAGGAAATTTTATGAAGAAAATCGTAATGGCAACATTATTCATGGCGGCTACTGGCTTAGCCAGTGCTCAAGTAGCTCTATCAGGAAAAGTCAGCGAATTTGTTGATTCATCTACTGTAGGTGGTACTAAGAGCACTCAGTTGGTTACTGCACCAACTAGTAACTTTGCGTTATCAGTTACTGAAAAATTAAGCGGTGGACTAACTGCACGTGTTGTAGTCGAAACTTCTCTAAGTGGTAATACCATCGATGGTGTTGGTACTAAGTTGGGTGATCGTCAAGGTACTGTAGGTCTAGCAAGCAAGTTTGGTAGCGTTGACCTAGGTCGCAATGTTCATAGCCATTTCTTAGCAATTACCGGTAATGATGTTTTTGGCACATTGTTTGGTAGTGTTGCAGGTGATGTTCACAATCTACGTAATCTACGTTTAGGTGATTCAGTGTTCGTTAACGTAACTCCTGTTAAAAACTTAGCGGTTGCTTATGAGCGTTCACAAACTATTGTAGGACAAGAAGCTACGGTAGTTGCTGGCTCTACGACATTATTGGGCGTAGGTGCAACAGTCGCTCGTTTTGAGCAAGGTACTGAAAAGAGTACTGTTGTTGGTTTAAGCACTAAGTTATTTGGTAACAAAATTACTTATACTCATAGTGATGACCAAGGTGCTACTAATAGCAAAGGTGACTTGATTGGTGTCTCACGTGATATCGGTTCTATCACTGCTAAGGCAAGTTATGGTACCACAAACATTGACGTTAAAGCATACGCACTAGGTGCTGATTATAATTTCAGCAAGCGTACTGCGTTGACTGTTGCATATCGCAATGTCAACAAGACAGGTTCAGCACATGACGTTGAGCAAGTGGGTGTAGGTTTGACACATCGTTTCTGATAAGATCAACCTCAACAAAAGGCTCTTCGGAGCCTTTTTCCATGGCTTGACAATAAATAGGATATAGTATAGAATACAATATGGAAATAAAAACTGCATTAGAAGGTAGCGAAGCATGTGACAAGTTACGCAAAGACTTGTCTAAACTACGCTACAACCCGGATCTCAAAAAAATGTTGAAGAACATCATATCCATGGTTACTGAACTTTCCAAACTAGAAGTGACTTGTCGCCGTACTCCTAGTAAACATATTTTAGAGACACCTCTGAAAAATCTAAACGAGTCCATAACACATTTAGAAAAACTAATACTAATTGCTAAACTAGTAGACTAACATGAAATTCATTTTAATATCATTGATACTTTCAAATGGCTGGGCCGTCGAATTTGATTCACAGCTTGCCTGTAAAAATGCTATCCGAGAAATCTATGCACAACGGATCAATCCTCCAGGGCAACGATTAAAAGAACTTGAAGAAACCATCGATCTACAAATCAAAGTCTCCAAAGAATACCTTTGCGTGAAAAAAGGTTGACGATAAATTAGTTTGGGCATATAATTGATACATAAATTAAAGGAGTCAGTCATGGAATTTAAAGTTGAAGGCAGTCGCCGAAACAAAAAGTTTATTGAAGCCATACTGCCTTCTATGTTCAAACAATTGAAACTTGAAAATAGTACTAAAGCAGTCGTGATTCGTATTGCTGACGAATGCGGTGATAACAGCGGCATTACAGTTGATCTTTCGGCAGCAACAGGATGCTATATGGTAATCATCAAGCCTAATCGTATACTCAAAGAGATTGGTCTGACACTTGCACATGAAATGGTCCATGTCAAGCAAATGGCTAAGGGTACACTAAAGTCTACAAAAAACGGAACCGCAATCTGGGCAGGCAAAAAGTATAGCAATAAAACTGAATACTTGAGTATGCCCTGGGAAATCGAAGCATTCAGCCGCCAGGAGTTGATTCTCCGTCGAGCATTCGAAGAATAAAAAGGTTGACAATAAATCGGTTTGGGCATATAATCTATACATAGATTGAAACAAAGGAACTGAAATGACTAAGCAAGATCACACAATGTATATATACAAAGCCGACAAGCGCACTAAGTCCGGTGAGCGTTTGGTTTCAACTACTGTATGGCGCAACCGTGATGAAGCTGAAATGAAGCGTGAAGTCCGCGAACTGCAATACGAAACTTGGCCCGTGAACAAGGGTTTTCGTATCGAGTTTCACCCTTCTATGGTTACCGTCAAGAACCTCATGACTGGCAAAGATGTCCAAATCGACCGAGACACTCCTTGGTTTTGCAATCCTGCTAGCGAATCGTACTGGTCAAATTAATTTGACAATAAATGGACCTTGTGATACAATACTTGTATTGACACTAAAACATAGGAACTAAAATGACTCCCCTGACAGAACGCCAAAAGACTCTGATTGTCTCTAACATTGTTAAGGCATGCAAGAACATTGACAATCTGAACAAGACAGGTTACAAGTACATCAACCTGTGTTCTGGATTCATTGCTCACTATGACCTGTATGGTTTCATTTCAGCATACAGCACTCCAAATTCTCTCAAGCGTGATATCATCTCCTACGCTGGTCAGAATCAGTGGAACAACTTTCGCCCCGGCGAACGTGACTACGATTACATGATGGCTAAGAAGGATGTGTACAATCGCATCATCGCCCAAATCATGTAAAATAAATTTGACGATAAATCAAATCTCTGTTAAACTACAGTTTCTTTCTTTTAACACACTTTCTTTATAGGATCACACATGTCTAAAGTTTCTGATAATCTCACAATCACTTCCGTTCAAGCCCGTAAGGCTGTTCTCAAAGCTTTCCAAGCAAAGCGTCCCATCTTCTTGTGGGGCCCTCCCGGCATCGGCAAGTCTGAGGTTGTTCAAGAAATTTCTGATGAACTCGGTGGTTTTGTTATTGACTTGCGTATGGCGCAAATGGAGCCTACTGATATTCGAGGCATCCCTTACTTCAACAAAGATATCAACAAGATGGATTGGGCCGCACCCGTCGATCTTCCCGATGAAGAATTCGCAAAACAATATCCAGTGGTTGTTCTCTTCCTCGATGAAATGAACTCTGCACCCCCGGCTGTTCAGGCTGCAGGCTATCAACTGATTCTGAACCGTCGAGTCGGTAAGTATCGTTTGCCCGATAACGTTGTGATTGTTGCGGCAGGTAACCGTGACTCTGACAAAGGTGTGACATATCGCATGCCGATGCCCCTCGCTAATCGTTTCTTGCACTTGGAAATGCGAGCCGACTTTACTGCATGGCAGAACTGGGCTGTTGACAAAGGCATTCACAAGGACGTGGTTGGTTACTTGTCTTTTGCAAAACAAGACTTGTACGAATTCGATTCTAAGTCTTCAAGCCGAGCATTCGCTACTCCCCGTTCTTGGGTATTCGTGTCTGACTTGTTGAAAGACGAGGACGTTGACACTGACACACTGTTCAACTTGGTTGCAGGTGCAGTTGGTGAAGGTCTTGCTGTTAAGTTTATGGCACACCGCAAAGTCGCAGGTCGTATGCCCGACCCAGCTGATATCTTGTCAGGTAAAGTCAAAGACTTGTCTGTCAAAGAAATCTCGGCTATGTACTCACTGACAGTTTCTATGTGCTACGAATTGCGTGATGCACTTGAAAACAAGAAAGTGACCAACAAAGAATTCCATGACATGGCGAAGAACTTCTTCACATACATCATGGCTAACTTTGAAACTGAGTTGGTTGTTATGGGTGCTAAGATTGCACTCAAGACTTACAAACTCCCAATCGAGCCTAGCTTGCTTGGTGCTACATTTGATGATTTCCACAAGAAGTACGGTAAGTACATCGTGGAGGCTGGTAACTGATTCAGTTACTAAGCTTTACAGGGTGAGTGTAGCAATATGCTCACCCTTTTTTATTAAGGATTGTTATGTCAGGTAAAAAGTATTTTTATGCATTGGGGCAGAGTGCCCGTGCACGAGGTTTAACAAAGGACCAAGGTATGGTTTTGTATCAGATTGAAGCAGGTGCAGCCTATGCACGAATCGCATTTGATGCAGGTTACCGAGGGTTGTCACTATGAATAACGAAGAAAAAAAGCCATTAGAGGTTGTGTTTGCCCCAGGTTGCTTTGATGACTTTGATGGTACACAGGAAGAACTGGACGAAATGATTGCTGAGATTAATCGCCTAGCCGAAACAGGTGAACTGTTTGAACGATCACTTCCTGTTGATTTGGATAAACTCTCGGACGAGGAATTAGAAGAACTTGCCGGAAAGATGGGTATTGACCTCGATGACCTTAACGAAGTTGACCTTGACGAGGATGTAGTAAATCGTGCTACAAAACGGAATCTGCAATAATTTGACAGAAAATCTATTATTTGCTATAATAGACGCATAAACACTAAAGGACTAATATGAGCGAAGTTATTGACAAGCGCAAAACTAAAAAGAACAATGACAAGTTTGATAAACTTGTCGGTCCCACTGACCCGAAAATTGATGCACAAGCACGTGAACGATTGGTTACAGCACGTATTGGTTTGCTGTTGCGCCATTCGTTTTTCGGTAACCTCGCAACACGCATGTCATTGACCAATGCCGATGAATGGTGTAGTACTGCGGCAACTGACGGTCTCAAATTCTATTACAACTCCCGTTTCATTATGATGCTCAAGCCTAAAGAGGTTGAGTTTCTTGTGGCACATGAGGTGTTGCATGTAGTGTACGATCACATGGGTCGCCGCGGTACTCGTGACCCGCAACTCTTTAACATTGCAAACGACTATGCAGTCAATGCCGACTTGAAGCGACACAAGGTTGGTCAATTCATTACCACTGTGCCTTGCTTGTATGAGCAAAAGTATGACGGTAAGTCTTCTGAGGAAATCTATGATGACCTTATGAAGAATGTCCAAAAGATTGATATCAATAGTCTGATTGACCAGATGATTGACGATCACCTCGACGGTGATGGTGATGGTGAATCTGATGGTGACGGTGACGAAAAAGAAGGCAAAGGCAAAGGTCGTCCTAAGATGTCTCCTGAAGAACGTGAACGTGCCCGTCAAGAAATCAAGCAAGCTATTTTGAATGCCGCACAATCTGCCGAAGCAGGTACATTGCCTAAAGGTGTTGAGCGTTTGATTCGTAGTGTTACTGACCCAGTCATGCCCTGGCGTGAACTAATTCAGACTAACTTGACCAGTGCTATTCGCACTGACTTCTCTTGGATGCGTCCTTCACGCCGTGGTTGGCACATGGATGCTATCATGCCCGGCATGACTCCCGGTGAAGAAATCGATGTGGTCGTTGCTATTGACATGTCAGGTTCTATCTCTAATAAGCAAGCGCAAGCATTCTTGGGTGAGATTGGTGGCATGATGGATGCGTTCGATGGTTACAAGGTTCACGTATTCTGTTTCGATACTGAAATCTACAACCCTGCTGACTTCACTAGCGAGAATCTTGATTCAATCGATAGCTATGAGCCTCAAGGTGGCGGTGGTACTGACTTTGATGCTATCTTTGAATACTTGAAAGAAGTGGGTAATGTGCCCAAGCGACTGATTGTTTTCACTGATGGTTACCCTTGCGGTTCTTGGGGCGATGCTGACTACTGCGACACTACATGGATCATTCATGGTGACCCTAATCCGAATCCCCCATTCGGTACTTACGCACTGTATGATGACAAGTGAAAAGTTAGTTTACGAATCACCTGATGGAGGTAAAACAGTGTATGCTCGTAAAATGGGCGAGACTGATCGACACCTTCATTGGGTTGATCCTGTACACAAAAAAGAAGGAGAACTATCTGCTAGATGGTTTAAATTAAAAGAAGCCGTGTTCATGGCAGATAGTGATCCTACACTCAATGATGCAATAAGTAAGGTAGAAATGTTGTATGCCCTCAAAAAAGGATCATAATCACTTTATTGTAATGTGGGACCATCTAGGTCTTGAATGCATATTTGATGTTAAAGTCGCATTATATGAACTCGATAATTGGGAAAAGCTTAAAATACTAAGCATTCTAAAAGAAGAACGCCAGCCTACTCAGCCTCAAGGAATTCCCTTACAAATGATGATCCTTCGTGCTAGGATGAATTCACACCGCAATTATGAAATTTATGAATTCGTTACTGGTATGGACATGGATGAAGTAAAGCAATTATTCAAGACAATCCCGCAATCTATCGTGGATAGTATTCGTAATGTGGGTCACTGTGTCTATAGTGATAGAGAAACTACAAAAAAGGTAATCAGTTGAGTGTCCATTCTACTATTGAAATAAAGCCTGAGGTGTGGCATATTAATAGAAAGCTAGACTTCAAGCCCCCGCACTTTGTCACAGCAAACACAGCAATAACAAGAGAATCAGCTAAATGGATCGTTCACAACTTATCAGGACGTTATACCTTTATTGGATCAGAATCCATAGATGATTTCTTTGTGCCCATCACATTGCCCTCATTCGAAGATCCTACTGAGGCATTACTGTACGAATTAAAGTGGTCTTGACATTTATTTTAAGTCACAAAACCACTATTAAATAAGATTATTAAAAGGAGAAACGCTATGAGTTTTTTACGACACGTAGGCAAACACGGTGACCGCAAAGTTGCAGTTATTTTTAGAGAGGTTCCGGGCGAGCCGCATATGTGCTTGGTAACATATACTGAGTTACTAAATCAGCACATTCACAATCCTATGATTAAATGCATAGAATCTGACATTGGGCAGAATAGTGAGAATTTGGCTGACGCATTAAATCGAACTTACACGACAGACGGCAATCCAATTTTACAAGTTTTGCACAGAGAAGGTCAGTTAAAGAAAGTCAACACCGAGTTGGTAATCATGACCCCCGCACCTAACACTAAGATCAAGTTGAATGAACTCAACAAGATTTTGAATGAAATGAAACAAGGTGAAGCCGCAGTTAAGCGTCTTGCTGAGATTGATAGCAGCCGCGGACTACAAGATCCAGCTGATGTTGCTCGTAGAATGCGTGGTAATCAAGCACCATCGCAAAATGTACAAAGTGCCCAAGGTGCATTGGCCGACAATGAGTTAGCAAATAACTTGCGTCAGCAAGCACAAAAGATGGATGCAGAGGCTAAAGGACTACTGGCAGAATCACAACGGTTGCTGAAAGAAGCCGCACAGATGGACGGAGGTGTACTTGAAACAATGTCTACTGCTTCTATCTCTGCTCAACCAAAGCGTAGAGGTCGTCCTGCAAAGGCAAAAGTAGTAGTATAATATTTCATGTCACCTGAATTCATTGCAAAGTGGGAACACATCTTAGAAGATGTTGAGAAACAAAAAATACCTGTACAGTTTATTAAAAAGATAATCGTCAAGCTTGAAGGTAAACGACAACAGACAATTAACATTGAAAAGTTTCTCAGTCAAGGTTTGGACCCTGAACAAATTGAGGATGCAGTTGGTAGAAAACTGCACGAGCTTGACGATCAAATTTCGACTGTGGAATTTGTTCTCAATGTTCAAAACATTGCTGAAACTGTTCAACCAGAGACTGATAGATTATTAAATAAACTATGAAACTTATAGTAGCATGTGATCCAAAAGGTGGGATAGGCTACAACAACAAATTGCCCTGGAGTAAAATCGAGGGCGATTTGCCAAGATTCAAAAAGTTGACTCAGGGGCAAGTTGTAGTAATGGGTCGAAAAACTTGGGAAAGTCTTCCCGTTAAACCGTTACCTAATAGAATAAATTTTATAGTGACCTCACAATCATTATCGCCTTTACCTTCCGGAGTTATTTCAGTCCCCAACACAGAGCATTTTCGTGAATTCAAAAATGCGTGGATTATAGGTGGCGCACAGTTAATTAACAGTAATTGGGGCATGATTGATGAAATACACTTGTCTAAGACCTTTAAGGCATATCAATGTGACACTTTTATTGATTTGGAAAAATTAACAACTGAATTTGATTGTCAACAAAAAGAACAGAATGCAGACCACATATATGAAATATGGACTAGAAAAAAAGTAGTAGAAGATACTGATAAAAAATTAGTAGAAGATATTGATATTATTCCTATTGAGTATTTTGAATATCCCACACACGAAACACATTGGCTACCAACCGTACTTTCTTATAAAATAGAAGAATGTTTGTTTGTGCCAGTATGGATGCCAATGAAGGAACATTTTCAGATTTCTAAGGGAACCTATTCCGTAAAACAAATGGCTGAAAGTATATTGCATTATTGGAGAAACGGAACTTACAAGAGGATTGTCTTCTTGTCGTATACTGAGGCTTTTAGTGTTTCTTATATAAAGCCAATGAATAAGATTATAAACTACCTACATAAAAACTACCGACTTACATTAGATAAATTTTTATATGTAGCGGGAGCACATCCAACAGTTTATAATATTGAAAAATATAAAGAAATATGTAATACTGTTGGCATTCATCCAGTTGAGATGATTTTAGTAAACTCTATGGAAATAGAATTAAACTTTCAGGGCGCATCTGCAAAGGTAGACTTTGACCAAGTACTTACAACACCTAGAAAAAAACTCAAAAAGTTTACCTCGCTAAACGGTGTACCTGGAGTTTTCAGGGTTATGTTAACTGGTCAACTTTTAAAGCATGATCTTTTAGATCAGTCATACTACACATTTTGGTTTAATAAAAAAGGAACAGGAACTGTTATTGGACAAAACTACATTGATTTGTCTAAGAAACAGTTTCCCAATATAGCAAAAGAATCAGTTGAGATCCTGGATCAATACCGAGATTCATTCCCCATGCATTTGTACACACCGGTGACTGCCCCATATAGCCAGCAGGATATTTTCTTGTACAACACTTCTTATTTTTCATTAGTAGCAGAAACAGTGTTTGCGGAAAACAAAGGATTATATGATGATATTTTTTATGACTGTTATGACTTTAGCGAAAAGCTGTTCAGGCCTGTAAAATTCAAACACCCTTTTATATTGGCTGCAAGACCATATAGTTTGAAGGTTTTAAGAGAATATGGGTACAAAACATTTCACCCGTACATCAATGAAAACTACGATCTGATAGAAAATGATGAGGAACGGTTGCTTGCTATTGTAGAAGAGGTAAAAAGACTTTGCACTTTCAACGATGACCAATGGTTAACTTGGCAAAAAAATATTAAAGATATTGTAGAACACAACTTCCAAGTATTAAACAATATAGGCATTAAAACACTATCGTCAATACCAAAAGATGTTGAATGACTGCGGACAACCTGTTACAATTAATAAAAGAAATCACATGAAACAATATCACGATTTACTACAAGACATACTAGACAATGGAGAACTTAAAGATGACAGAACTGGTGTTGGCACCTATAGTGTTTTTGGCCGTAATCTTCGCTTTGATTTGCGTAGAGGCTTTCCCGCTATCACTACTAAAAAACTTGCATGGAAAGCTTGTGTCGGTGAGCTTTTATGGTTTATTGAAGGCTCTAGTGATGAACGTAGACTGGCAGAACTCACCCATGGCACTGCCGAAGGGAAGGTTACTATCTGGACCCCGAATGCGCTTGCGCCGTATTGGAAACCAAAAGCGAAATTTGAGGGTGATCTCGGTAGGGTCTACGGTGTTCAATGGCGCCATTGGCAAAAGTATAAGTGGAACGAACAAGCAAACTCGCATGAGATTAATGAAGTAGATCAACTAACGAATTTGTTAGAAGGGTTAGTTAAAGACCCAAATGGGCGCAGACACATTCTTAGTGCATGGAACGTGAGTGAGTTAGACCAAATGGCATTGCCCCCTTGTCATGTTATGAGTCAATTCTATGTCAACAAAAATAAAGAACTATCTTGTCATATGTACCAGCGTAGTGTGGATGTGTTTCTTGGCTTACCTTTTAACATTAGCAGCTATGCATTACTCACTCATCTAATTGCACATCATACTGGATTAAAAGTAGGTGAGTTGATTATCAGTACAGGTGATACTCATATCTACAAAGACCATGTTGAACAAGTTAAAGAACAACTAACCCGTGAAGCATTTCCTGCACCGTTGTTGATGTTGAATTCACAAAAGAACAACATTTTTGAAATGACTATGCAAGACATTCACTTAGAGAACTATCAAAGTCACGGTCAGATTAAAGCGAACATGGCGGTGTAATTATGAAACGTGAAGAAATGATTCATTCCCCTCAACAAACTGGCCCGGTTAGAGTATTGGGTCCGGTTGATATTGAACAATTGAAACAATCATTACCCTCATTTATTGAAAAAGCACAAGCAGGTACTACTCAACAAGGTCTACGATGGGCAGGAGATTTTGAGGGTATTAGTGATTTGAGATATAGTACTAATCCAAAAAAAATTGGAGAAGAAGATTTTAAAGATTGGATTGCGGGTACAGAATACTTGCAATCTGTTGCTAAATCATTTAACATACGTGATGTAGGTCGTGTTAGAATGCTTATGATGAAATCTAGAACGACATATTCATTACATCACGATCCTGACTTATGGAGAGTACACATTCCCTTGATTACTAATCCTGACTCGTTTGTGTTTGTTCACGGTAAGATGTGGCATATGGAACCCGGTTTCGCATATCTTATGCGGGTAGAACATCATCATTTAGCAGTTAATGCAGGTAATGAGAATCGTATTCATATTGTATTTGACTATTGCGAGAACTTAGCAGTATGAATCATTACGTTAAGGTTATCGATGGTCAGTTGATATCATTTTACACTGTAGTTGTTCATAGATTTGCAGTGAGTGGTGATGTAGATGATCCTGAAATCTATGCCGCAGAACCTATAATGAAGTGGCAGAATAGCGATTCAGGAAAATTTATTATGGAACATGCAACTGAAAAACCATCGTATCATCAACACTTGGATCATATGACATATGGTTATCAGTATGCTATCACGGCAACACTGAAAGAAACAGATTATACATATTGGAAATTAAAGTATGAGTAAAATTTTAGTAACAGGCGGAATGGGATTGATTGGACATCATGTTGTGTCTAAGTTAGAAAATCTAGGGCATGAAATAGTTATCTTTGACACACAAACAAACTACGGCATCATTCCTCAATCTGAGGTTAATTACCTTATGAGCGAACGCAAGAAGAAAATAAAAACTCATCAAGTTTACAAGTATGACATTTGCTCACTATCTGGTAATATAGAGTGGATGTTTGCATCTCATAAATTTGACATCATCATTCACATGGCTAGTTTTCCACGACAGAAAGTTGTCAATGCTAATCCACAATTAGGAAGTCGTGTTATGAGCGAAGGTCTACTCAACCTGTGCGAACTAAGCAAAAAACACAAAGTAAAGAAATTTGTATATATCAGTTCTAGTATGGTCTATGGTGACTTTACGGATGATGTAACAGAAGATTATGATTGCAAACCACAAGGACAATATGGAATACTCAAACTCACCGGGGAACACTTGGTTAAAGATTACACTCGCAGAGGCTGTTTTAATCATACTATTATTCGGCCAAGTGCTGTATACGGCCCGCTTGATGTGGAAGATAGAGTTATTGCAAAGTTCATGCTCACAGCAATGCGCGGTGCTACTCTTAAGGTTAATGGAGCAGGAGAAACACTCGATTTCACCTACGTTGAAGACGCCGCCGAAGGAATCGTTGCCGCGAGTTTAAGTTCCAATACCGACAATAAGACATACAACATTACCAAGAGCCACAGTAGGAGTCTGCTTGATGCGGCACAACTGGCTGTGAAGATTGTCGGTAAAGGATCTATTGAAGTTAGAGACAAAGACGCAGATTTTCCATCACGAGGTGCATTAAATATTGATGCCGCCCGTAGAGACTTCGGTTATGATCCGAAAGTAGATGTTGAAGAAGGATTTCAAAAGTACTATGAATGGTTGAGTACATCTAGTTACTGGCAGGATAAAATAAAATGAACGAACTAGAAACTGCATTAAAAACACATGACTGGACTTTAAATGGATATAAATCTAGAGTCATAGTGGATAAGTTGATGAAAGAAAATCCTGAACAATCAACAGTGTTATGGGAACAATATTGCCCGTGGTCTGTTACTAACGGCGGCTATATAGAATGGGCAAAAAATGAAAATCACCCACTTCGGTCTAGCAAGACAGTATAAGAACATCGGGGAAGAGTTGCTAGATGCAACTCACCGTGCTTTAAAAGACGGTCAATTAGTCGCTGGCCACTACACTCGTTCGTTTGAAGAATGGTTGAAACATAAGACTAAGACCAAATATGCTATAACGGTACATAGTGGTACACAAGCACTTGAGATAATCGCACGATGGAAAAGGATCAGGCATAATGAAACTATAGCTGGTAATCCTAAAGTTCGTATACCCAACCTAACCTATCCTGCAACACTTAATGCATTTTTAACTGCAGGTTGGGATGTTGAATTAGCAGACACTGACAAAAACGGCATAATTGACCACACCTCTAGAACAGGTGGTATATATGATTGTGTCATGGGATTTGCTGGCCGCCGACCATGGCCCAATGCACGATATGAAGACAGTCACGGAATCATAGTTGACGGAGCACAACATTGGTTAGAATGCGGTGGCAATGTGGGTAGTGGTATGGCAATCAGTTTCGACCCTACCAAAAACTTACCTTGTTCAGGTAACGGTGGTGCTATTGTAACTAATGATGAAAAGCTGTATCTCTATGCATCAAGTTACAAAGACAACAATAAGCCTTATTTTCATGATGTAGGCACTAATAGTAAAATGAGTGAAATGGATTGTGCTCATTTGCTAGTAAGAGTAAAGTACATCGATGAGTGGCAAAAGCGTAGAGCAAAGATTGCAGGGTACTGGTGTGAACGATTCAAGGACTTACTGGTTTCATGTTTATCCGACACAAAAGATCCACACGCCCATCAAAAATTTGTAATGTATTTGGCTGATCGCAACTCATTGCATACTCATTTGATGCTAGATGGGATAGATGTTAAACGCCATTATGAATACGTTTTGGGTGACTTAGACACTACTAAAAATTTAGCTAAACCAGATATGTTGGGCACTAGCGTTATGCTGAGTAGGGGCGTAATAAGTCTACCTATGTACCCTGAACTGACTGATGAAGAAGTAGAATATATTGCGGACAAAGTATGTCTGTTTTTTGATAAATAACTGTATGTGGATACTATCAATACTACCAGAAATAGCAATACACGTAATCTTTGGATTAGGTGTTTTAGGATCAATCGTTGGATTTGTCATGGGATCCGTCCCTTTTATAAAGACATATCGATTAGCAATACAAGTGATTGCAGGACTATTACTTATCTTGGGTTTGTACCTTGAAGGTGGGTTAGCTGACAATAAAGAATGGCAACTTAGAGTTGCTGAAATGGAAGCTAAATTAGCACAAGCTGAGACAAAGTCCAGTGAAAAGAATGCAGAAATACAAGAAAAAATAGTAGAAAAAACTAAGATAGTTAAAGAAAAGGGCCGTGACATTATCAAGTATATTGATAGATGGAACACTAAGGAAGTTATCAAAGAAGTAGAAGGTCCTGAAAGAATTAGGCGAGAAGAAGTTATCAAATATATCGAAAGCTGTCCAGTTCCTAAAGAAATTATAGATTTACACAACCAAGCCACTGAGTTGAATAAGGCTGCGGAGGCAAAGAAATGAAATATCTATTAATTTCATTGTTGTTTATTGCAGGTTGTTCTACAACTGTACCCGTCACTAAAAAGTTCCCCAATGCTACCCCTGAACTAATGAAACAATGCGAAAGTTTAAAAAAGATTGAAGGGGATAAAGTTTCTATTACTGACATGTTAAAAGTTGTGGTTCATAACTATTCATTGTATTATGAATGTTCGACTAAAGTTGATGGTTGGCAAGAATGGTATAATGAGCAAAAGAAAATCCATGAATCGGCATCTAAGTAGTAGTATATTATTGGCGTTGTGTTTATTAGCCGGGTGTGCGTCTACGAACGACTACCAAACATATGTAGATACGCAAAAAGCATTAAACAGAGACTATACAATGGCTGAATTAGCCAGAATTTCTGCTCTTACTGAAATAGTAAAAGAAACACAAGATGTTTCAGTGAGAATACAAGCTATCAAAGCCCTTCAAGAAATTCAGCGTAGCAAAAGACCATTACTAATAGAACGACCCAAGACTTGGTTAGAGAGATAAATACAAGATAGTATTCAGGAATAACCATGGCACAAGAAATTATCAACGTTGGCGTATTACCAAATGACGGAGAAGGTGATCCGTTAAGAGTAGCCTTCCAAAAGGTTAACAATAATTTTGCTAACCTTTTCGCAACAACATTCAATATTGCAGAATCAGTTACAGTCGGCCTTACACCTGACCAAGTGATTTTAGAACATCCAGCTAACGTGTTTACACAAGGTATGATACAAATACGTAGCTATGATCCTGGCACGGTAGACATGCAAAATATAATATTGTCATCAGCAATTACCAATAACCTAGATGGTGTAAAATTTTCAGGATATGGAACTTCATATGAAGGTAACGCATTGTGTAGTTACGATATGGATGTATCAGCCGGCAATGTTAGAGTACTAGTAAACCCTGTTGCCAATACTACTATCTATCATTACATATCATATCAAATAACCAGTGCTGATTTAATAAATGGTTCTATGATAGCACTTGATGGGTTTTCAGCAAGTTCAGTAATGAGTACAGAAAATGAAATAGTTGTTACAACAGAAGGACCGGAATGAGAGCTAGAGAGTTCATTGTAGAACAAAAACTTAGCGATGTTCATGACGGACTAGACGTAGCATCTAAGTCTCTCCCCAACACGTATGTTATTCCAGAATTACAGAACAATGACTTCTATGATTTATATCGTTTTGGTGTAGCAATTGCCGCAGTAAGAGGTGAAAGCGGTACTGACAATGTACAAAGTAGTTATAAACCTGATTTTAGGGCAGAAAGTAGCTGGGGAGAAAATCAAGTTATATCATCTGAGTTTGACAAAGAGATTGGTAAAACTATTGACCAAGCATTAAAGAAGGTCGGCAAATCCGGCAAAAAATTAGTCAGTACGGCTAGTAGTGATGAGATGACAGACACCTCACACACTTCTCCTGTCAAAGCTTTCAAAGGATACAAGAGAAAATGAGAGCCAAAGAATTTATAAACGAAAACAAGATTGGCAAACTAAGCAAAAGAAAAAGCCAATCTACTGTAGGATTGCATAAGTTCCGGGATGAAAATTATGCAGACCGAATATATGAACTGAACAGAATTATGATGGCTGCAGCCTCAACTGACGGAACTTTCATGCCTGAAATAGACAGCGAGAGTTGGGCAGGAAGACATGACGTTGCGGCACCTTATACACAAGAAGAAGCAAACATGCTTAAAATGGCATATCGAGTTGTAGGGTCTGCACACCAAGACTTAAACAATGGTGACTTACGTAGTCAAGAATTACCCGGCGGAAACACTAAGAGCTTAGTCAAACCCTTTAAAGGCTATAAAAGAAAATAATATATACAGTCATTTGATGAATAAGTAATTCTATCAGATTTACAGGATCATCAATGATTGATATTAACACAACAATAGACCTCATCAAGTTAAAGTTTTACAACGAATGGTTGTATACAGCACATATATACGATGAAGGTGACAGCCAATTTCACAGAGAACTAACTACTCAGGTTGTAAAAACCTACATTGACCCATTGAATTTAGCTAAGGATGCTAAAATTTTAGACTTGGGTTGTGGTCCGGGCTATTTCTTAGATGAAATGAAAGCCAGAGAATATGCAAATGTTACTGGTGTAACACTTAGCCCCGGCGACATTAGCTTGTGTGAAAGTAAAGGGCATAAGATTTCAAAATACGACCTAAGCTTTTTGCCACAGAAAGATGGGTACCATGACGAATCAGTAGATTTCATCTTCTTGCGTCACGCACTAGAACATAGTCCGTATCCTATCTTTAGCTTGATGGAATACAACCGAATACTGAAACAAGGTAGCAAGATTTACATTGAGGTCCCTGCACCCGATTGTGAGCGTAAGCATGAATGGAACTTGAATCACTATAGTATTCTAGGCGAACAACAGTTACTAGCCCTATTAAACAGAACTGGGTTCGATGTCAATGTACTAAACAGTTTAGAATTTGATTTAGGAATCGCAGACCCTGCAGGCGGAGAACCTAAAAAGGTTCGTGAAAAGTTTTACTGTATTATTGCGACTAAAGCAAGACCACTTGATATCAAGTAAAAGCTAAATACTCATCTATGAGTGGATCACCGTCATTAGTTAAAACGCCCTACACGAAAACAAAGTTCAAGACTCAAAAAGACCTTGACGATTTTGTTAAGTGTTGCGACCCGGATTCCGGTTATCTTTACTTTATGGATAACTTCTTTATGATTCAGCACCCTACTAAGGGTAGCATGATTTATCATCCATGGAAGTACCAAAAACGATTAATCGAAACATATCACAAGTATCGTTTCAGCATTAGTCTTATGCCTCGACAGTCAGGCAAATCAACGTCAGCCGCAGGATATCTACTATGGTACGCCATGTTCGTGCCCGATAGCACGATTCTTATTGCGGCCCACAAATATACTGGCGCACAGGAAATTATGCAACGTATTCGTTATGCATATGAAGCCTGTCCCGATCACATTAAAGCAGGTGTGACCACTTATAATAAAGGGTCATTAGATTTTGAGAACGGATCTCGTATCGTTTCAGCAACCACGACAGAAAATACAGGTCGTGGTATGTCTATTTCATTGCTATACTTAGATGAGTTTGCATTCGTTAGACCTTCCATTGCTGAATTGTTCTGGACTTCTATCACACCTACTTTATCTACTGGTGGTAAAGCAATTATCACAAGCACACCTAACAGTGACGAAGACCAATTTGCATTGATTTGGAAACAAGCTAACAAGTGTGAAGATTCATATGGAAATGAAACTGAATTAGGTGTAAACGGATTCAGAGCATACAGAGCATATTATACAGAGCAACCAGGCAGAGACGAAAAGTGGGCACAAGAGATGAAGGCCCAATTAGGTGAAGATCGTTTCCGTCGAGAGATAGGTTGTGAGTTCATTATTGCTGATGAGACATTAATTGCAGCCACAACATTGATCGATCTTGAAGGTGTTGAACCGGTTAGTCGCATGGGCCAAGTTCGTTGGTACAAGAAACCTAGCAAAGGTAACATATATACAGTTGCACTAGACCCAAGTTTAGGTACAGGCGGAGATCCGGCAGCGATACAGATATTTGAAGCTAACACTACGACTCAAGTAGGTGAATGGAAGCACAATAAAACAGATATCCCAAGTCAAGTTAAGCTAATGGCTCAAATAAACAAATACATTGAAGACTGTACCGGTGAAGCAAGCAATATTTACTATTCTATTGAAAACAACAGCATCGGTGAAGCGTCCTTAATATCACTTCACGAATACGGCGAGAGTAATATCCCCGGAATCTTCTTGAGCGAAAAGGGTAAAAAGCGTAAAGGCTTCAATACAACGCAAAAAGTAAAACTAGCGGCATGTGCTAAGTTCAAAACTTTGATTGAAAGCAGAAAATTGACAATAAACAGCAGGAGTTTAGTATCTGAGTTAAAGTCATTTATTGCGTCCGGTGGAAGCTATGCAGCCAAAATTGGTGAAACAGACGATTTAGTCATGGCCAGTCTATTAACAATCAGAATGATGCAGGAATTATCAGACTATCACTATAAATTAGAAGAACAAATCCGAGACCATGATGAATACATTGAACCCCTGCCCTTCTTTGCTGTGATAAGTTGATAAATAGATTATGCCAATACAAAATGATTCTTTAAACCGTAAATTATACGATCTCTTGAATTCCCGCGGTTACAATCCAGTACCTAGAGACAGTGATGTTGCTAGTGCAGGAAAATCTGTGCCTCCGGAAGAAGCTGATGTATTCAAATTTACATTCACCCAAGGTGACAAAGAGATAGATGATGCTTGGGTATCCGTCGATGGTGCTCAAAATCTAACATTATACTATGACCAGGAACTAGCAAACAAAGCGTCCGAGAGAACACCCGGAACACAGTTTGATGATAGCTGGTACGGATTATTAAGACATTTGAAGAAGTGGGCCCATGCTCGTCAATTGAGCTTTAAATTAGAACCCAAAGAAAAAATTGACAGTGACATGTCACAAAGGACTTATATGAAGAAGAAAGAACAAATCGCAGAAGGATACTATCCAATGGGCAAATCAGCAAGCTATAGTGACGCTGTACCTACAGTAAAGATTATCCTACAACATTCTCGCCAAATTCAAGAAGGTGAGCAGAGATATCGTAATGTATCTAAGATTTTCTTAGAGAACACAGAAGGTGAAAGATTCCTTTCTCCTACAAATAAGCCCGGTCTTGCGCAAGTATATGCTCGCCATTTAGCAGAAGGTGGAATCCCTAACGATGATCGCTGGAATCACTTAAAGACTATCTGTGAAGAATACTCAAAGATGGCAGGATTCGTTCGTGCCGTTCGTGGCAATCAATTCAATGAGTCAGCACAACGACTAGTTAACGAAGGATTGAATCACTATCAAACATTGCGTGAATCACTAAGCAAGTTGCGCGGCAGTCGTGGTTATAACACATACTTTGAATCATGGACTCCTTCATTGATGGAGAACGAGGGTGATGAGCAAAATAATCTAAATGAATTGTTTGTACAAGAAACATTGGATCCTCGTATCGAATCAGTAATGCCAATTCTTAATAAACTAAGCAAGAACTTAGGTGAGATGAAAGAAGTCAGTGAACTAGCTGAATGGGCAGATAGTTTAGTAGAAGCTCCTGGTGCAGAAACATTGGCTCACAATCAAGCAACAGAAAAGTCTAGACTAGATGCATTTGATTTAGATGAAACTGATGGCGGACAACAAGCATTGAATCCAGTTGGAATCCCTGAAGAAGATGAGTTAGTGCAGGAAGGTAAACCGAGCAAAACAGATTTAGCAATGGCATATCTAAAAGCAGTAGTCATGGCTCCTACTGGAACACCAGAGAATGAAAGAATAAGAAATTGGCAAGAGAAGCTAGAAGACGAATTTGATATTGAAATGGACACCGCTACTCTTGCTCAAATGCTGCCACAATTTGATAGTATGCTACAGGCAGGCAAACTTGATAAATTACAAAACCGAATGGCTTCTCGTGGCGAACTTGAAATAGGCGAGAGTCAGCACGGTGTAGAAGAAGGAATGTTAGATGGATCAGACGGGATTGATAGTCCGGTTGCTAGTGCTATTTTAAGAAGAATCTTAATGCAACGAACAGATTTGCTAGCAAAGCACGGACCAGAAAAGGTTTCTAATGCAATCGGTGATGTTGCTGAGTTTGTTGGTGATGTTGACGAAATTGGTTCAAGTGATGTTAGTGGTTGGATTAAACAAATTGAACAATCACTAAGTGGAGTTGACGAAGGTATCTTGGACACAGTCAAGAAAGTCGGCGGCAAAGTGTTAGATAAATTAGGTCACGGAAGTGACGAAGATTTACTAAAAGACTTGCAAAAGAAAGCAGGAGTTCGTGGGCCAAATCACGGTAAGCCAAGCATGGCCCAATCTGATGTTGAGAAGCGCACCGATGAAGTTGACATGGGTCAAGCCGACAGTTCATTAAGAAATGAACCAAAACAAGATAATGGTAAAATGGATCACTTCACTGCATTAGGAAAAGCATCAAAGAAAATGGGACACGACCATTATATGGATGTACCTGATGACAAAATTGAAGCACTTAAAGCAATGGTTAAAAAATTCAGATCCGGTGAAGAAGTTGACGAAAGCGCACTACAAGCATACTTAGGTGATAAGAAGTACGGTAAAAAAGGTATGGATAAATTACGCCAGGCTGGCCAAGACGATGCTAGCGAAAAGACAATGCAAAACATTCGTGCTGAGTATAGCAGTAAAGAAGAACCTGTAAAAGAAGATGGACAATTCGCAGGTGATTTTGCAACAGGTGAAGCTGGTCAGTGGCGTAACAAAGGTCCTAAAGCAAACAAACCAGCAACAGTGGGTGATTTAGTTGGTGAAGGAAAAGAAGATTTGGCTGCAATGATGAGAATCGTTAACAGATAAAAGGGTAAATAAACCTCACTTAAAAGGTGAGGTTTACCACATCCGGCATAAATACTATTGACATACTTGTAAGCGTTTGCTATACTTACATCTATGTTAGACACTAATAGGTAGTGTCGAATATTAAACGAGACCATCTCAATTTTATAAGGAAATATATCATGGCATCATTAGCAGAAATCCGCGCTCGTATCGCAGCGCAAGAAAACAAGCAACAAAAGGGAGCATCAGGCTCTCAATCTGATAACTCAATCTATCCCCACTGGAATATGGACGAAGGCACTATTGCTAGTGTTCGTTTTTTGCCAGACGCTAATTCTAGCAACACTTTCTTCTGGGTAGAACGCCAGATCATCAAACTTCCATTCAACGGTGTTAAGGGTGATCCTAATATCAAACAAGTTCAAGTACAAGTTCCGTGCGTAGAAATGTACGGTGACAACTGCCCTATCTTGGCAGAAGTTCGTCCTTGGTACAAAGATGAGTCATTGAAAGAAATGGCTAATAAGTATTGGAAGAAGCGTAGTTATCTATTCCAAGGTTTTGTTCGTCAAAACCCAATTGGTGATGACAAGACACCTGCGAACCCTATTCGTAGATTCATCATCAGCCCGCAAATCTTTACTATCATCAAGTCAAGCTTGATGGATCCTGAAATGGAAGAATTGCCAACTGACTATATGCGTGGTCTTGACTTCAACGTCAAGAAGACAAGCAAAGGTGGTTATGCAGACTATTCTACTTCAACATGGGCTCGTAAAGAATCTGCTCTTACAGAAGCAGAACAGTTAGCAATTGAATCACACGGTCTTTACAATCTAGCCGACTTCTTGCCTAAGAAGCCAAGTGAGGCCGAATTGCGTGTCATCAAAGAAATGTTTGAGGCATCAGTGGATGGTCAACCTTACGACAATGAGCGTTGGGGTCAGTACTATCGTCCATATGGTCTAGAGGCTCCTGCAGGAGCTACAGCTGGAACAACTGCGACTACTACAACTAGCGCACCTGTAGCAACTCCCGTAGCAGAAACTTCTACACCACCTTGGAATGATGAACCTGAAGCATCTTCACAACCTGTACAAGTTCCAAAGACTGCACCAGCATCAAGTGACAAAGCACAAGACATCCTAGCGATGATTCGTGCAAGACAAAAATCTTAATGGAATCAGGGGAGCATTCGCTCCCCTTCCAAAGGAGAACAAAATGACACTACCAGACGAAAGATACCGTGCCCTCAAGCAAGGTAAAAAGCTATTAGAAGAACTATGTGACCCAGGGCGTACACCAAGAGTTCCTTCATTAGTTAGAGATAGGGCAAGGGGCGTCCTTAGACATTATCCTAGTGATTATGAATTGGAAAGAATTGCGGACAATTGTCCAGAGTTCCTTGACAAAATCTCATTTGCTGATAGAATGTATATGAACACCTCACAAAAAGTAACAGGAGAATAAAATGACAAAAAAATTAACTAAATTAGCAAAAGTAAATGATTCAATTACACTTAACCGTTATGACAATGGTTGGATGGTTGAAGTAGGTGGTCGTGATGAAGAAAGTGATTGGAAGACTAGCAAAGTAATGTGCAACACCGAAGAAGAATTGCTTGCAATTGTTAAAGAGTGGAACGCTATGGAGTTGGATAACTAATATGGCAAAACCTTTTGATATTAGTAAGTTCCGCAAGGACATTACAAAAAGTATTGAAGGTCTATCAATTGGATTTAACGATCCTACTGATTGGATCTCAACTGGTAACTATGCTCTCAATTATCTCATTAGTGGCGATTTTAATAAAGGCGTACCTCTTGGTAAAGTTACTGTCTTTGCTGGAGAGTCAGGATCAGGCAAATCATTCATCTGCTCAGGAAACTTAGTACGTCATGCACAACAACAAGGCATCTATGTAGTCTTGATTGACTCAGAGAACGCATTGGACGAAGCATGGCTTCATGCTTTGGGTGTGTCAACCGCAGAAGACAAACTGTTGAAGTTGAACATGGCTATGATTGATGACGTTGCTAAAACAATTAGCGAATTCGTAAAAGGTTACAAAGCACTGGCAGAAGAAGATCGTCCTAAGGTTTTGTTTGTAGTTGACTCACTAGGTATGTTGTTAACACCCACTGACGTTAATCAGTTTGAAGCAGGTGATATGAAGGGTGACATGGGTCGTAAGCCTAAAGCACTTGCCGCACTTGTTCGTAACTGTGTTAACATGTTTGGTAGTTTAGGCATCGGTATGGTTGCAACTAATCATACATACGCAAGTCAAGACATGTTCGATCCTGATGATAAAGTATCAGGTGGTCAAGGTTTCGTTTACGCATCTAGTATTTTAGTTGCTATGAAGAAATTGAAACTGAAAGAAGACGAAGATGGTAACAAGATTAGTGATGTACGTGGTATTCGTGCCGCATGTAAAATCATGAAAACTCGTTATGCTAAACCTTTCGAATCAGTGCAAGTTAAGATTCCATACGAAACAGGTATGAGTCCATACTCAGGTATGCTTGATATGATTGAAAAAGCAGAAATGGTTAAGAAAGAAGGCAACAGCCTAGTCTATACCACACTTGATGGTGAAATCATTAAGAAGTTTCGTAAAGCATGGGAAGCAAATACTGACGGATGCTTGGACAAAGTTATGGCCGAGTATGCTGAAAAAACTAAATCAACGATAAGTACTGTATCTAACATAGGAGAGGAAGATACAGAATGAGTTTAGATTTCGTAGCAGAAGTATGGGATGCCCTAAGAAGTCACATAGACTTTAATGAAAGAAAAGATGCTGCCGATACCCTTGTCAATCTTTTGATTGACAGTGGACATGATGCAGATGACATTAAAGAATCTTTCAGAGGCGATAAAGATATCGGTAGTGCATTAAAGTTTTACAGAGAACAACATGAAACCGAAGAGGAATACGAAGAATTTGATGACGAAGAAGACGATGATTGGTAATTAATGAACTGGTACACTAAAATATCGCAGGATCTATCTGAGATACCCGATTTTATTACGCACTATGAATCGGAACTAGTTGATGCTAAGAAAGAGGTAAAAATCTATGGCAATGTTGAAAAGAACATTGCCAATTTACCCGGTGTCACCGAACATAGATTTAATCAACTACAAGAGATAGAAGCGGTACTAAACTATCTCAACATTAGACTTAGACAGATTCGCCGAAAACATTTTCAAAAATACTTAGAAGCGTATAATAGAGCATTGACTAGCCGCGATGCTGAAAAATATGTTGACGGTGAATCAGAAGTCATAGACTTTGAAATTTTAATCAACGAAGTTGCACTATTGCGAAATCGTTGGTTGGGTATTCTTAAAGGTTTAGAAGCCAAGCAATGGCAGATGGGACATATTGTTCGTTTGCGCACTGCAGGCATGGAAGATATAACAGTAGGATAATAAATGTCAAAAGTATTTTCAAATCAAGCATTATCAATCGGAGCACTAGGTGCACAAGGTCAAGTATTCTCATTAGGTAATCTAAGTACTATTACTACCGGTATCAACGGATTTTTTAATGCTGATGAGTATAGCATGGTCACAAATTCCACTAATATCAAGAAGTACGAAATTATTGAAACCACCGAAGACCTATTGGCATTAAGTTGCACTTGGTATAGAATCAGACAATCTAAACATACACTTCAACCGCATGTTTCTAGTCTACTATCAGAAAATTTATTTAGACACGTGACACCGGAAGATCGTACTAAGGCAGAAGAAGTACGTGATTACTATAGTAAGAAGTTTATGGTCATGGCATTGAAAGATCAACGTCTAACTCAGTTTCGTCAAGACTTGAAAGACTATCTAGTAGGTGATTCAAAGAAATTCACTGAGAAGACTGTGCCAATGGTTTATCGATTGCCTGAGTTTCATGCACATGATGTTGAGTTTGACATTATCAAGCGTGACTTTGAGAAAGATATTCCTGAGTTCAACACATTAACTCGTAAAACAATTAACAAGTCTGTGCGACTTACCCCGATCAAAGGATTCAAAAAGAATAGCAAGACCCGAGGTAAGTTTACTGAGTACTGGTTGAAAGATTCTAAGAATCGTGCTTATCGTTTTGGCATTACCGCTACCAACCCATTGATTGGCTTATGGGATGTGCAATTCAACAATGGCGACATGGTTCTTAACTTGAACATACAAGCCAGCTGCCGAGATGAACTACAGTACTTCAACATTGGGTCAATCCTAGAAGGTTGACAATAAATGGATTTGGGCATATAATACATGTATAGATTGATTAAAGGAGTCTTACATGGTTATCAAGCGTTTCAAGCAAACCCAAAAGTTTCGTGTTATCGTTGGTCAAGCATGTTTCTATGCTACAGTAAAACAGATTCGCAACGGTGTCGGTGACTTTGCTAAGTGCAATGCAGCCACTCAAAAGGCTCTGGATGCACTAGAATTCACCCGCTCAGGTACTGGTATTGCTGACCAATGTGCTACTGGCCTCGCTGGTACCTGGGAAGGTCTGCAAGTCCAACTGACACTGGCTTGAAAATTTGACAATAAATGGTTTTGGGTATATAATAGAGTCTTATTCAGTTGAAAGGGTCTTTATGTCTTACATCGTTTTCAAGCACAACAAAGAGTTCGGTCCTCGCAA